CTTTATTCGGAGTCGTTGCCGGCCGGCAGGCTCGCTCGTTTCGACCGCGGGTCGGTTAGTCGATCAACTGCCCCTGCTTCGGCTTCGGTTCAGACAGCCGCTTGACGGTCGCCTCGTAGCAACTGTCCACCCAGTCCATGATGGATGGGTCGGCCATGTCAAGGTATTTCTGGTACAACTTCGATTCGGCTGCGGTCGTCTTACACTTGGCGAAGGCATCGACGATCCGCTCTTGCCAGTCCTCCAGCGGCGGGGCGCCGTCCGTGGCATCCTCGGCCGTGGGTCGGTTCGGCTCTTGGTCGGGTGGCTCGGGGGTGGGGTAGGAGTCACCGTCGATCACGTTTACATCTTCGACCGGTTCATCCTCCAACATGGATTCACCGGTCGCAATCTTGTGGATGTACGCAAACAGTCGCTTCTCGGCCTTGCCGATCACGGCATCGTGTCCCATCCCCTTGTTGACTCGCACCTTGATTCGTTCGTCGTATTTCTTTCCATCGCGTTCCTGCACCAGCAACTCGGCCCGCTGAACTTTGCCGTTTTGCCTCCACGTCGCCCACATCGGAACGGCGGCCGTCCGTTCGTCGATCATCTCAAATCCGCCGTCGTGCCAGTCGAGTTCGGTGATGTCAGGGTTCTCGTCGAGTTGCCGCTTTGCGAACTGCTTGGTGAGGTACATCTTGCCGCCGATGATATTTACCTCATTGCCGATCAGTCGCGCACCAGCCGCCAGAGCTTGCGCTGTAACGATCTTGATTGCGTCGAGTCCGTATCCCGTCGCACGGGTCTTTGGATCACGCACCACGCTGTCTTTGTCGGTGAGGAAACCGAGCGGTGTTCCTTGCAGCGACTGAATCGGGAGCAACACATCGTCCGTCAAAGTGTCGAGAAGCCGCCGCATTAACGCCGCGGTGACCAATAGTTCGGCGGGTTTGTTTCCTTCGGCGCGAGCCATTGCGAGCTGCTCGCGGCCCTCGGTCGCGGTTGCGTGCAGTGTAGTTATTGCGTTCAGCCCGTCCACGCTCACCAGCGAGTACTTTTCGTCAGTCTGTTTCGCCATTGTAAATCTTCTCCAAAATTGCTAACGTCTGGATTGTCAAAAGTCGGTCGTGTTCTGCCTGTGTTTGTGCCTCACGTTCCGCCCGGTTCGCTGCCTCAATAGACACCCAATCCTGCATCCCATCGCCGTTGACTGTGCCTCTGCCGATCATGCAGGGCCACACAATGCAGAATTCACGGTCGTCGTTTTTGACGCTGACAATTTGCGGATTGTGCGGCTTGATCCACAGCACGAGCCGCGGCGGGTCTGGTACTGCGGCAATCACCGTGGCGAATTGGCCGGCGTCCAGGGCCATCTCGCCGGCTACGTCGTAGACGCGGTGCAGGCCGTGAATTACGGTTCCGGCGGGGAAGTAATCGGATGCGGTCATAGCAAATCCCCCAACGCCTCGCGGGCTAACTTCGCTTGATACTCCTGCCCAGTCCGGTAACCTTGCATGTATTCCAGGCTCGGCCCGCTGAACGTGTTCCGGTTCTGGTCAATGTCTCGCAGTCCATCACGCAGCCGCGTCATCGGCTCGTAATTGTCCGCCACCCAATCGGCACCGAGCCACTCGACTGCCTCGGTAAACTGCCGAACGCAAGCGTCGTGATGTTCGGCCCAGAGGTCCGGTTCCTCAGTCATATCGAAACTCCAGTGAGTCGTTCGGCGGGTTGTCCATTTCCGGCAACGGTCGCCGCGCCCGCAAGATGATGCGGGTCTGGCAGCTTGGACAAACCCAGCGATCGCCCATCCAGTAGGTAGAGTCGAATCCGTCAGCAACCGGGTCGTGTACCACCACGCTGTTCTGTTCAACTTGCATCAGCCGCCGGCAAGGAACGCAGATAGGCTCCATAATTTCACCTCCAAAAAATCCCACCCCGCCGCAACCGTGCGGGTCCGTGCCCGGACAACATTACGCCGTTTCGGGGCCGGGGTGGGTAAATGTGCATTAAGGACGGCAGCGGTTTAGGTCGTCCGTAGTTCCGTGCGCCACTGCTTTCGCTTTTGGTCGTGGCCGCCTTGTCGCTGCCGCCGCAAGTGCCCGCGCCGACTGTTAAGCCGGACGCGGGCTGCCACTGAACCTCGGCGGCTCGACCCGAGTCATCGCCGCCGGGCGCCGGGCCAGCTACGAGCCGGCCGCAGCCGTTGCCAATTTGCTGCCCGCTCCAGCCGAGCGGCAATGTCAGTCAGTAAGCGCCTCTACACCAGATCGCAACCCCTTGCCGTCCATGACCGCCATCGGTGCAAAACCGCCACGACACACTCGAAGCCAACCGTCGTAGCTGGCAGTTTGGCTTGCGAAGGCACTCGCGCCGTTATTAGTGAGCCACCGCGCCAACTCTTCCGGCGTGGCGAACACTGGCGAAATTGGGGTGCCTTCGGTGCAGGTTTCGTACATCTGGTAGTGGGTCCGTTCTTCCTCTGGCCAATCGGGCATGTAGTCAGCCTCAACAGGCCGCTCGCCAGTCCATTTAGCGTAGGTGGTTACCTCTTCGCTGCCGTCCAAGGGCTTCCAACCGCCGTCGTAATCATCGCGGAAGCCTTCCTTCCACTTCTGGTTGCCTGCGTCCCATTCGGCGGCGGCTGTCGAGAACGAATCGCCGAATAAGGGAATGTAGCTGTCGTTAACCTTGGGGTGTTCCCAGTCGGCTGGTACTCGTCGAACTTCACGTCCCATCGTCACATCTCCTGTGTGCCCCTGGTGCCCGCTCCCTCCCTCACCAAACCGTTGGCAAGCGACAGGGTGAGGTCGGGGCCGGACACCACGCCGGCTATCGGGAGCTATTCTCAGCCAACTGGTAAATCCACCAAGCTGCGCTGCAATAACGGATGATGCCAATAGATATGGCAAGTATCGAAACGGCGATTAAAGCGGCAAGTTTCATGGTCCCGTGTCTCCCGTAAGGTGGTGTAGATGCCCCGTGGTGGTCAGTTGATTTCCAGTGCCCCGATTTCGTTTGAGTAATCAACGATCACTGCGGCGGCTTGGCCTGCGTATATCTCGCAGTAAGCGCCTTTTAGCGATCCTGAAACGATTCGACTACCCTGACAATCTTCGACGCTATCAAAAACAAATGAGAACTTTTGTCGCTTTACCTTCCGCTTTCCGGTGGCACTCGTAATGTCTACGGAACAGTTCAGAAAATTTCCGTTGAATGTGGCCGCAATTCGCTTGGCCCCTAATCGAGAAATCAGTTCTTGTTGGAAGTTACTCATCGTTTCGTCTCCCGTTGGTGGTGGTGTCGCCCCGGATGCCCCGTGGGTGGTTAGTTGCCGAAAAATCCCATGTCAACCAGCCGATCCTCGGTCTGCCGGCTGCGAGCCTCGATGTCCGCGAGGCGGTCGGCTGCTGACAGGACGTGCCATTCATCGCGGTGAAGCGCCTTGGCCGTCGCTCGCTTCGTCGTGATCTCCGCCTCTCGCGTCTCGATTCGGTCGCCAACGAGAATCGCATACGCTTTCGGCTCGTGTCCTTGCCGCTTCCACGTCACGGCCACGTCGGCGACTTCCGCCGCGCTGTTGCTTTGGTAACTGCGGTTTCCGTTTGCGTTCACTTCGTACTTCTTGGTCATCGTCTCGCTCCCGTTGGTGGTGTGTGGTGTTGTCATGTCCTTATTGTATACGCACGGTTGATAGTGTCAACCGCATAAGGGTGTTTTCCGCTCGGATTTCTCGGATTTGGGGAAATACCTAAACGTAGACGGTGTAAACAGTTACGCAGAACCCGCAACCGGCTGCGGAAGTTTTCCGAATTTTTCCGACCAGCGCACCACCCGAGACAGCCGAACCAGCCGGATTCCGGGGATGCCGTCCCACGTATCCACGTCCCCGCGCTGGATGGCTCGGTTGAGCGACTGCCGCTTCACGTCCACTCGCCGGGCGGCTTCCGATTGCGTCATCAAGTCGTCAGGAATTCGTCGAGACATAGATAACCTCCACCCGTGATTGTAGCCGGGGGTGGGTACGGTGTCAACCTTGGTCGGCGTCTACGCTAAACAACTCTTGCTGGCAGATAAATAGTCGATCCGTGCCGCTGTAGAATAAAGGATGGAATAATTTGCGATTCCAGTACCATACGTTGACCATCTTTTTACGACCGCCAACATAGCTCGGCCCGATGCTCTCGTAATGTGATGCGTCGTGTAACTTGCGCACATCGGCACTCACCCATTCTTCCCGCCGGTTGGTGTTGCCGCAACGGTTTCCGCCGTGGTCGTGGATCGTGTAATAAACGGCTTGCGTCGTTTCGTAGGCGAAGTCAATGAGCGCCTGCAGCCGGTATTCTTCTAGCCCGTATGACCCATACTTCGTCACCGTCTTGTGTTTGATTTCGTGGTGTTCGCCTGGTGCCGACCAAATCGTGATATCCGGCAGTGTGAACAGGTTCCATTTATCCTCGCGTATAGAGTACGCCTGCGCGGATGCTTCGCGGCCGATCTGGTGCGGGGTCAGCATCACGCCAGTATCCGCCATCATCTTGCAAAACTCGCGCTCCCAGAATTCGCCCAACTTACGATCACCGTTTACGTCGCCGCAATGATCGGTCATACTTCGTTTCCCCATACTTGCCAGCCGCGCCGCTTTGTGCGGGCAAACATTTCAAGCCGCTCGCTGGCCTTCGCTGGCGTCATGGATTCAACCAACTCGTAGAACTCGGCCGGCTTCTCTGAGTGCTTGCCGCGTTTCCAGTTGAACCACGTTCTATCACAGATTTGTTTTTCCTTGAGCGACCCGCGGCGGGCGTACAGAATAAACTCGGTCGTCAGTCGGTAAGCGTCCCCGAGTCCCACGCCCCGCGGTGTCTTTGCCCAGACAAGCAACACAGACGGTTTGAATCCCCACGCCCTCGCCACTTGGTAGGATGCCTCCACGTATTTGTTCGTAGTCCACAGATACAAATGGGCATCGTCGGCAGATCGGTCTTCGACTGGCAACGCCTTGATCTGGTCGAGCCCCATCTGTTCGTATGTCAAATGATCGTGCCCACGTTCCCCCGTCCCGTGGAATACATCCGGCCCGGTGTCGAGCCGCCACGGCGGATCGGCTACGATGCAACGGAACACACCCGCGGGAAGGTCTGGTGTCTCTGGCATCATGCCGAGACGGTTGCGGACAAGGGACACCAGAGCGCGGCGGGACTTTCGCCATTCGTCATCGGTTAATTCGCAGCCGTCAAAGGCGTGGGATAAGATGCGGAATTCTTCCCGCCGTTGCTTGTCAATAGTGTCCGCGTGCGGACCCTTTTTTCCTCTGCCTCCAGCCGTCCCAGTCCCAAGCAGTTGCCCTATACGTGCCTCCACTCGCCGTTGTGCCCCCAGCATCGGCCGTTGCAATTCCTTGTCTCGCAGATACTTCTCCAGCGCCGCCGCCCGCAGTCGGTATTCATCGAGCGTTTCCACGTCGTCTATCTCGGCAACGTGTAACGCGATTTGCTGCTCGATGTCTTGGACCACGGCGATTGACACTTTGGCGCCGACTTTCGGCACAACCGGCAAGTTAGCGGCCATCCCCACACCTCCAATAAAAAACCGCCCGGCTGAGACAGCAACCGGGCGGCGGTGATTACCGGCAATCGTGGATTGTGGGCCTGCTGTCTCAGACAACCCCCAATCTACCCAGCCGCCCCGGCATTGTCAACGGCACGATCCGGGGGGGGATGGGGGAAGAAACGGCGGCGGCTCTAGGCTTCGTAGCTCATGTGCCGCTGTGCGAGGAGGTGCCCGGATGTCACGGTTACAACCGGCGCGGTCCCGACGTGCACCGTCATACCATGCAACTGCCGACACTGCTGCTGGCTCGTAAATACGTCGAGAGTGAATCCGGTAAAGCTGTGGGAATTATTGTATCCGTAGGTGTTGCTCAGAAGCCCAAATGACAAGGGCTGGGAAACCGTTGCGATGTTTGCCCATGAATCGGATGCGGAAGCGCGCCGCTGTAAAGTCATCTCTAGCGTTACCAGTAGATCATTGTGCAAGTCGCGCTTGTCGTAGTCGTGCTGATGGGCATCCGCAACGGACGTTTGCGCGGTATCGTAGAAATCGTCGTTGTAGCTGAACGAACTATCGTTCAGTTTGTACGTCCCGCACCAGTGGAACGTCCAACAGCCAGGCTCGCAAGTGAATCCCGCATCGCCCCACGAGGACGGCGAGTGAATGTCAACAGCAGCCCTCGCATCGCTCGTCGATGCGGTGCCTGGCCCGGCGTCCCACGACCATTTGATCTGCCCATCATAAGTATTGTCGAATTCAGATTGTCCAAGCGACCCGGCGCTGTGATAGTGGCGGCCAAACAGCATCAGAACCGGCGGGTCCGGCGGCTCGGCACGGAACACCAGCTTGCCCGTCCGCCGATGCCGGCGTATTTGTGCCCGCGCGTTGGCCTCGATGCCAAGGTCCAGATAATCGTGAGCCGTCACGTCATAGCTGATGTCATCGCGGGCACCGCTGCTATCGAGACTCATCAAGTCGATCGTGCCGGAAGTTTCTTCGTCAATTTGCGCGTTCGCGTGCCCGAACTCCCAGGGAATCGGAGCCAGTTGCCGATTCGCCAACCCGGCCACGTCACGGCGTAAGTTCTGGACGATGCCCGCGAGCCGCTCGTGATCGGCTTTCAACTTACGGAATGATTCCAGGTCGAGCGTGTGAATGGTTCGCTTCGCCACGTTAGCCCTTTACGTCAAGCAAGATTTTGACGGCACCAATCAGCCCGATAACAGCGGTGCCGGTCGCGTCGTCGTCCACGCTGGTTGTCACCTGGATGTCGAGCAAGTCGCCGGCCGCTCGCCCGGTTGCGGTTACGGCAAAATCTTTATCGGCCAGCGTGACACTATTCATCGCAGTGGCGGCAGTCGTCACAAGGTCGGCGCTGATGCCCTCCTCCTCATCGCTGGCGTAGCACGAGAAGTCGATCGTAGCCGCCTGGTCAGCGATCGTGGTTTTCATGCCGCAGTGTGCCCGGATGGTGATTGTTCCGCCGCTGACGTATTCGGGAGGCAAGGCAAACGTAATCCGGGCCTTGTTGGCTGTCGCCGCCCCGTTGGCCTTGTGGTCCTCAGTCTGGAGTGTCGGCGAGTTGGTGCCGAATGTCCCGTGTACGAGGCCGAGGTCGTCGCTTAGTGGCGTCGTCGGCAGGATGGCGTCCATGTCATCGAACTTCCGCCAGTCCTCGGGTTTGAGCGTGTAGACGGCCAGGCTATCCTCGTCCAGTTCCGTGCGGGAAATGCCCGTGGTGGCGCCGGTGAAATCAACGGTTCCGGTGAACACGTAATCTTTGTCTTCAATCACCTTGCTCGCGGACCGTGCGTTGCGTTGTGTTTCGGCCATCGTATCATCTCCTGCTACTGGAATAATTGGCCCATTGGGGTTTCGATGTATTTGGAATAGATGAGGTATTTCGTCGGCTGCGTTGAGCCGAGCACGGCTCCAAACCCGTCGAGCCGAACCGGGTGCCGGACTGGTTGCCCGTGCACGTCAGTTAGGGCTACGACGTGAATTGCCTCGCCGGTTGTTTCAACGGGATCGTAATTCACATCCCATGCGCGCTCGAATCCAGCGTCAGGAATTTGCAGCCGCCAGGTGCTACGGTCCTCAGATACATTGATGTCCGTGCGCCAGTAGAAGATGCCGTTTTTGCGGCCCCACGTCCCGGTGATCGAATCCACGCGGGCGGTAGCGATGTCCCATTGCTTGTTATATTGCAGAGGATGGTGGCCCAGTTCCGGGTCCGGTACGTTCAGCGTGTACGTCAGGATTTGGCTGTTGACGGCGTTCTGGAATGCGGCAACTTTCCATTCGGGATACGTCGCCGCGTATTGGCTGATGTGATGCGTGCGGATCGGGTGCTGCGTTTCCAGCGGCGGGTCGATCAACGCGCCAGCCGAATTGACAACCGGACCGCCGCTGCCGATCGGTCTGCCGATATGATCCATCGCATTAGGCCCGCGATAGACTGCCTCGAGCAGCGGCCTGGACTCGTAGCTTGTCGAAAAACTAACGTCGTCTATCCACTTCGTCGGGTCGGCTTCCAACTCGCCGTCTTCGTTGAGGTGGTTGTCGGGGTCGTCGCTGTCGTTCGGTGCCCATTGACTCGTGACGATCCAATACAGCGATTTGTCTTTGTCCCGTTTTGGGCTGACGCTTTGCAGGTATGCGCCCGTGTCCGTCTCGTCACCTTCCGCGTATGTCGTTTCCCCCACGGTTCCGATCGCTGCCGCAACAGTCTGCACGCCGTCGTCTACGTCGTCGGTCACGACACGGTGAACGGTCGTGTACGTGTTGGCACCGCCGAGCTTGACTTGTCCGGTCGGCTGTGCGCGGAGCAGGGATGTCGATGTAACGGTCATAGTCGATTCACCACGACTTCTATTTCGTCGCCGGTGCCGATGGCATCTGCCAGCGCGTCGTTAGTCTGCTTCTGCTCTTGCAGTTGCTCGAATAGCAACTTGTTGGTTTTCCTTTGTTCTTCCGCTTGCTTGCGTGCCACTTCTTCATCTCGCCGCTCGCCGTAGGTGCGGGTGCGCATGCCGATTGCGTCTGTGCCGAGCCGCTCGCGGATCTGCTTATTGGTCATCGTGCCGCCCGCTTGGCCGCGGGGGGCGTCTTCTGACCTTACTTCCGGTTGCTTAGCCGCATCTTCTGCCGCCGCTGCTTGTTCTTTCAATTGCTCGGTTGTCTTTTTGCTCGCGTCCTGCATTCGCTGTTGTGCATCTTCGGCGGCGGATGCGGCCTTTTTATGTGCGGTGCCTACGTTCTCAGCCGCTTGCTCCTCTTCCTCGAATGCGCCACCGACAAGGCCGATGAGTGCAAGGAATGGGTGCGCCAACGCTGCGCTTTTAGTGCGTTCCATGTTTTCTGCTAGATACGCGACGATTCCCGACAGTTCCCGCATGAGTGGCGTGATGGCTTCGGCAAATGCCAAAAGTGCTTCTGATGTCTCGGGCCCTATCTCGCGGAACAGTCCTTGCACGGTCTTGTGTAGCTTGTCCATCGCGTCGTTATATTCTTCGATCTTGGCGGCTTCCTCGCGACTGAACGTCAGGCCAAGTCGCTCGGCTTCATCGATGTACTCTATGAGTCCCGCCTTGCCCTTCATGAGAAGATTCATCATCTCCTGACCGCTCCGCCCGTAGATCTGTTGGGCAATGGCAGCCCGCCGCATTGGTGATTCGATCCTCGAAATCTGTTCTGCGATTTCCATGAACGCCTGCCCTGGGTCCATCGCGGCCAATCGCTGAAGGTCTAGGCCGAGTCCTCTGAGTAGCTTAGCGTTTGCTGTGTATCCCGCCGCAGCTTCGCCGAGTACTTTGTTTTGTCGTTGGATTGCCTTGGTCACCATTTCCGTAGTTGTGCCGGTTTGCGCGGCGGCGTGCTGCAATCCGACAAGCATATCAATGGCGACACCGGTACGGTCCGATAGCTTGGCGATTTCGTCCATCTCGCGGAAGGCGTCCGTCAGCAGCGACCAGACTTTATGCAACGCGCTGATGGCTGCGCCGACACTAAAAAAACCGGCGGCCAATCCGACAACGCTTGACTTCAAACCGGCAAAGCTGCCCTGCGTTGCCTTGGCCTGACGGCCCACGGACTTCATGCCCTGTACCGCCTTTGCATGACGGCTAACGATGTTGATGGCGAGGGTGCCGACTGTAGAAGCCACCGGTCACCCCCCGGCCAACTGGTAGAGCCACCAGGCTGCGGCACAATAGCGGAGGATACCGATAGAAACGGCGAGAATAGAAACGGCGATTAGAGCGGCAAGTTTCATAGTCCACACTGAGCCCGCAGCCAAGCGTCTTCATTGTGTTCGGTGTGCTTCGGTTGTAGCTCTCTGATTCCACCTAACAGTTCTTCGGCCTCACGGTTGTCGATCATATCGGCGGCCAGCCGTTCGTTGAATTGTGCCCTGCTCATCTGCGCCAACATCGCGTCCACGTCGAGCCAGCCGAGACGATCGGCTAGACGGACCGCGAACCGCCGACGATGGCATCCAGCAAGTTTTTTACCAGTACCTCAGTATTGATCTGCTGGGCCTGTTGCGTTTCCAGGCCAATGAACGTCTGTACTTCCGCCCAGATTGCATTCGCGTCGGCTCCGTCTAATTCGCTGCCGATGGCGTCCAGATCGGCGGTCGTGTCGCTATACAGCCGGTTGCCGTCGCCGTCCACGAGACACTGTTGCAGTACGCGGCGGCGTCCTTCCTCGTTGATCTGCCGCCACTTGGCGGATTGTAGTTTTTCCGGCGTGCCCGGCAGTTGGAAAATGAACGCTTCCAGTTTGGATAACGGACCTTCGGGCAACGACTGCACGCGGAACCGCTTGCCGCTCGGCACGTCGATCGCCTTGTACCGCGGCTTATACGTTTGCAGTTCCGCCCGCGTTACGAATCCGTTGTCTGCCATTCGTCCTCGTCCTCATCTTGATCTTCGTCGGTTGGAACGTCCTGCGTAACTTCGACTTCATACGGTATCGCATCGGGGCCGAGCAGCTTGCTGACTCGGCGCAACACCCGCTCCGTAATTCGCGGCGGCATACAAACCGCCATCGTTCCGTCTGCGTTGCGACGGATCGGCTTTTTCAATTCCGCTTCCGTTTGCCGCCCGATTTCCTCCGCGTCTTCGTCGCTGACTCGGACGATTAGATTCACCGGCGGGTCGTCAATGACCGTTGAGACGTACCCCAGCCGCACGCCGTCCTCGTCCTCGATAATCAATTGGCCCATGTCGATCGGGTCGCGGCTGATGCGCGGGTTGCGGCCGAACTGCTGGCGGAACCGTAGTTGTCCGGTGGTAATCATGCTGGCACCTGTACCCCGCTGTTGTTTATTCCGAGCGTGATGACGGAGGCCGTGGTGCCGACGCCAATGATCGAAACCCAATCTGCCGTTGCGAGATCGGCGGCCGGGCAAATCAGCCCCGATGCCGACAGGACGTAAATCGTTCCGACAGTCACAACGGCACCGATCGTGATGCCGCCGGACGTTTGCAGCCGACCGGGTTGGCTGGCTGCGGCGCTTTGCATTGCGATGCCGCGCACCGTCGCGGTTGCGGCCGAAGTGGTGCAATCGGCTACCCAGAATTTGCCGTCAGCCGCTTTGAGGTAGCATACTTGCCCGGCGGTTACGGCCTCGCCGTAGGTGCCCGGCTCGCTGCCGTACCCGGTTGAGCCGACAACATTGGCGGCGGTCAAACTTAGATCAGCCATCGAAATGCCTCCGGTTAAGTTGCGTAAGTCGGGCCGGTCTTGCCGTCCAGTCTGATTGTCACCGTCGCCAATTGCGGCTCGTTCTGCGCATAGCTCGGATGTTGAATGGCTTTGATGAATGCCGTCCCAATTACCGTCGATGAATCCGGCCTGGTGATGGTAAACGTCTCGGCCACACCGACCGATGCCATCGCAACCGTAGGATCGAAAATGGCGACGTAGGTGAACGACCCCGGATCGACAAGATCACCAGGCACAACCTCGCTGTAGCTGGTCGTTGTCAGGTCCGTGTCATCCACTTCGGGGATTTCTTCGGTATGTCCCTCGATGGAGCGGATGCGGGCGGTAATCGTTGTGCTCGCGCCGGTCGTAGCCAACGCAAGGGTCGTGCCGCCTCCCGTCGCAACTGCGGTCATAATTACACTCCTTATGCTGGTACAGCTTCGTGATGCTGCACAACAAGATCGAAATGAGCAACACACCGCGGCCGGCTGCTGCCGTCTATCGGGTATTCGTCCCGCTCTCCAAAGTTCTCGTGAGCCAGATCGGTAACGGTCACGAGGTCGTCACCGACTCCCCACTGTGCGCCGCAGCTCGGTGGCGTGCTGACTCGCACCGCCTCCCGCACCGCGTATGCTTCGGTCGGATCGTCCGCGAAGCAATCAATCTGCATCCGCGTCTGTGCGGAGCCGCAGCCGCCCGTCAAGTGCTGGTCGCTTTCGCCGCTGATGATGCGGACGACGATAACCGGCTCCGTGTCGTTCTGCGGAAGAAACTGCGGGCGAATACGTGTAGCCGTCACCAACGCGGTTACGGCCGCTTTGGTTTCGAGGTATTGCGTGTACGCTTTGCGGATGTCGCTCATCGTTTTGCAAACTTGTGTCCGGGTGGCCAGAGGTGAGCTTTTTGTTTGTCCTTGGCCAGTTCGATTGTTAGCCGTTCCTCAAATTTCAGTTCAAAGGCCCGAACGGCTGCGGCCTTCTGGCTGTCCCATGCCGGGCGAATGAACGGTTTTTCCTTGGCTCCAGGGTGATGCACTTCCGGTGCGAACTTTCCGTTGGGCAACGGGCCGAGCACGGTGCTAACGCCAATTCCTGCGAGTCGGGGATTGATCGTGTGGGCCTCCGTTCCGAATTCGACTAGATGCGCATATTTGACGGGGTTGATTTTGTTGCCCTTGTCATCCGTCTGCGGCATACTACGAATCCCAACGACGAGAAGCCGCGTTGACGTGCCTCGAACTTTCGCCAATTTCGTTCCGACCGCTTTCCATAATGCCCGCGTTCGTTCCGTGCCTTGTGATTTGAGCCGCCGCCGCATTTCTTTCCGCACGGGCCGGGATGCTGCGGTTAGGGCTTGCCCCATTACCTTCTTGTGAATCTTAATGGGCAACTCGTGAAATAACTGGGCAAGTTCTTCCACGCCGTCAATCGTCATGGAGAACGGCTGACTCGTTGATCCGACTCCGAGAAATGCCGGGTCCATTCCCATCACAGCACCTTCCGCACACCTTGCACCGCCAACCATTGCCTCGTCCCGTATGGGTCGGCGGCAAACACAATTTCAATGAATTCACTGGTCGATTGCCGATAAATCCGATAGTCCATCACGGCCGGCGTATAGCTCGGGTCGAGTCGCTCTTGGTAACGCAGCATCACCACGACGTTCGCCGTTGCGACAACCTGCACGCCTCGCACTCGTTCCCCGCCGCTGACGGCAATCCACTCGGCGGGAACGTCGCGGGCGATTACTCCCGCGTCTGTCGTCCAATCCGGCACCGGATAGTTCGCCGCGTCGTCAGTCGCATTCGGCTTGCGGATGGTCACCAGCCAACGAAGGTCACCGGCGCCGCGTCGTTTTCCGGGCATCGGGTTTCCTCCACGGCGACGGGCCAGCCACTAAGCCGCCACGTGCTCGTAATCGTCAACAGGCCGCACAGTGTCATTTCAGTATCCGCTGATCGTCCAGCACTCCGCATCTAAATTACGTTTGAGCTTGCCGGGTATTTCGGCAACGATCGTACCCGTAACCGTAGGGCCGCGGTTCTCGACCATCTCGGCAACAAGATCGCGTATTGCTGCGCGGGTCGTCATCGGTACTTGGTGAGCGTTTCCGTAGCCCGCGGTCAAGTTGACCGTCACCCGCTCCAACGCACCCGTCTGTAATGTTGGCCATGCGTAGCCGCTGATCGGCTGGATTCTGGCCGGGCTGTTGCGCGGCAACGACGTGTGATAGTTGGTGGCGGTGACGGTCTGGGTGTCTCCGTCTGCGTCCTTGTATTGCACCGAGACAATCGTTGCGATCGGCAGCTTATCACGAATCTCGATAACGCCGTTGGCCGGCCAGTCGTCCATCGTGACGGCATAGGTGGCCGTCAGCAGTTGCCGACGCTGGTACGTCTCGACGCACCGCATGGCATCTTGGATCATGTCGCGCAATTGGTCGTCGCTGGTCGCGTTGCCGTCAACGATATGGCACCACGACTTGACCGCAAGCAGGTCATCCGCCAGGCCGCTCGTTGATGTTGGGGCAGACCAGAGCACGGGAGACTCCTAGAACTTCATCCGCCACCACGCCGCGCCAACGGTGAAATCCTCGTTTACGCTCGATGCGGAAACGTGCATACTGAGCGAGTGTCCAGGCGGAACGACCAGCCGACCGTTGCATTCCCATTCCGTTCCACCGCCCGGCAGAACACCAGTCGCCTCGACGGGGCCAGTTCCGCCGCACGGAAACCAGCCGTCATCAATAACAGTGGCGTCAACCTCGGCGCGGACCGTGCCAAATTGCGAATCACGCCCGTCACCAGTTCCCCATTCGGTGATGGCGGTTAGTTCGTTCGCGCCTTTGGCGACGTTGATGGCCGGCGCGTGCAGACAGTACCACATCGTGTAGTAGCTGGCCGCCGCACCCGAAACGAGCTGGAAACAGAACAGGCGATCCATGATGAGGCTGTTGCCGCCGTAGTTCTCGCCGTTGTGGAGCGTCAGCAGCGAGGTAGTTGTCGGCCGGACAACCAGAGCGGCAACGGCTGCATCCGTGATGCACGTCTCGTAATACTTGGCGAGCCGGGCATTGCCGAGCGGGCCGGTTTTGTCAATCAGTTGTTGTAGAAGGTCGTCGGTTTTCGTGGACATGGCAGGTTCTCCTTGGCCCTCGTTGGCGGGCCGTTCGGGGTTACTCGGTTTCCACTTCCTCGCCCCAGCCATACTCCTCGTGCCCGCGGTGGGTCGCGTCGAGTCTGGCTAGGATTTGTTCCATCAGGGCAATCTGTTGGGCAAGCAGTTCTTCGACTGTTTGCTCCTGCCTTACCCAACTACCGGACTCGGACCAAACGAACCGCTTGCCCGTGTCGATTTCGGTAAACACCGATCCAACCGGCGGCGTTCCGTCAATCTCGATGCCGGTTGATATGTCGGCACGGATACCCGGCTTCTCCTCGGTTGAGTAGCCGCGAAACCGCTTTGCGCCTGTTTCCAGTTGCGTCATCGGTTAGACTCCCGTGCGCGCATGAATCCCGGCACGTCCGTCGCCGGCTCGGGGGTGGGGTTGGTGACTTCCGCGACAGGTTCGGGCTCGGGCATCACGTCGCCCGGTGGTAATGCCTCGGCCGCCTGCACGGCAATTCTCACGCTGCCGGCGTGGCGGCTGAGTACGTCGCCAGCCGCGTTGCAGACGTGATACTTGCGATCGCTGCCCTCACCGTGATTGCCGGTTACGTTGTAGCCGTTGACGAGTCGCGTCTTCATCGCTATCGCTCCTATGTTGGCACCAGTTCCGGCTCGGCGGCGGGCTTTACCATATCCGCCAAGTCGGCAAAACGCCGCGAAAATGTGTCGTCAATTTCCATGTCCGAAATGTGCGTGACCGTGATCGTTGTATCAACCCATACGTCGGCCTGCACTTCCGACCGAAGGCGCCACACCATCTTTGTGTCCATGTCGGCCGCGCGTTGCTGCGTATCGTGGTCGCGCGGGTAGTACCACCAAGGTTTGTCGAGAGCTTCGATGGTCTTGCGGTCGAACAGAAGCACACCCGAGCCGATCACGTCCACCCGTTGTAACTCACCGTCCGCCGGGTCAATCGGCACGAACATATCCGGCGTCACGTCCATACCCTTAAACTCTCGGACGTTCGGTTGATCGTTGCGGATTCTCCAGCCCATCGGCTGAAACGGTTCCATATTTTGCCACGGGACGTAACCGCGGAATGGAACCAACGCGGAAATCACACCGCCCCACGTCTCGAAATATCGGTCGAGCAAGCGGTCGAACATATCGAGCGGGTGTACCTGATCGGCGCCGACGATGCAGATAAAATCAGCGTCCCAATTCAGCGCCTGTAGGCACATATCAATGTGGCGTGCCGCCGGGTCGCATCCGTTTCCGGCGAAGAAATCGCAAAGGAATCCCGGCCGCCGGAAATGTGCCATCATTCGGGCAAGGTTCGTGCTGAACTTCGACCAAATGAACGGACTTGACCAGGGCGTTACAACCGCCAATTTGTGCGGACCATGTACGGACATTAGGTTGCCGATGTTGCGGGGACGAGGGTTGTGGCGCGCTCGCTGATTGCATCGCAGAAATAATTGTCCATGAACTGAAAGCGGCATTTGCGGACGGTCTTTGCGACCGCGGCGGCCTGACTGTAAAGTGCCGTGATGTAATTATGGGCGATGATGCCCGTCGAGTTCAGCGCGCCGCCGTCGATGGCGTTGTAGCTGGATGTGTCGCTGTTGTAAATCACGTTGTCTTTGATTATCAGCCGGGCACTCAGCGTCGTCTCTCCGAAGATGACCGCGCCCGTCCAGGTGCCGCGGAAAATGTTGTTTTCGATCGTGACATCATTGGTATCCACGAGGTTGATACAGTCGGTCGCAGCACCAGCGCCATTCTCCGTGTTAAACACGTTATCGTGGATGTACGTTCGGTCAAATGCGTTGATGTCGATCGTGCTAACGAACTCGTCGCCCGAGGTTTCCCAGGTAAAAAAGCAGTGGTCAATCTCGCAGTCGTGCGCGTCCACGTTGATTGCCACCACGGTTGATGCGGTCGAACAGTTGAGGATCAGATTCGACAATCGGCACCCGGCGGCGTCGAGTTCGATAGTGCCGTCCGTGCCGTCGTAATCGAACGTCGGACGGTTACTGCCGCGCCCGAGTCCGATGATCGTCAAGCCGATCTTGTCAACGACACAATCCGTGCCGGCGTCCAGCGCTTCGTTGTGGCCGGGCATACAATAGATGATGTCTCCCTGGCTGGCGGTTGCCAGTCCGATCGCGTAATCCAGGGTAGCGCACGGGCTGTCGGGGTGCGTGCCGTATCCGGCACCATCTGTGCCCGTGCCGGAGTGCACGAACCAGCGGTCACCGGTAGTTACCGATTGGTCTTCGATGTTGAAGACGCCGCCGGGCGTATGGCGGCTGAACAGAGCGGTCTTGGTTCCGGCCATGAGACTCCTCCTCGGGGTTCTAACCGTTGTTAGCGAAGGATAGCGGCGGCCGTCGGGTAGCCGTGTAGGTCCGCAAACTGATTGACTTCATGGAGCAATTCAGGGTCCATGCGTTCCGCGAGTTGCTCCATTGTCTCGCGGTCGGGTTGATTCTTAATCTTGCGGCTAAAGATGCACTCGGCACCAATTTTTTCGGCGTACTCTTTGATCCACTCGGCAACGAGCGGATTGGATACACCCTCGGTTTCGGTGATCGTGTAGCCGGCGTTCGTGTCGGTCTTCACCTCGGCCAGTGCCGCGTCGATTTCGTCTGCCGTCCGTTCGGCGCCGATCGTGCGCAGTAGGTGCCCGATAGTGCGGGTACTGAGCCGGTCAACGTGATAGGTGAACCGCTGCCGCCCAACTAATGCTTTTTCGATGGCAGCATTCCAATCCACCACGAACGCCGCAGCCCGGTCGATCCGCCGCTCATACGTCCAGACGCGCGGTGCGTAAATGGCGATGGTGTCGCGCACGGATAGCATTGAGCGTGCTTTGAACGTGTCGCGGTCTTTCAAAATGGAATTGCGGTTACTCAACGAGTCGATGACATGCCACGGGTTGCGGATCGTATGTAGCACGGGCACCGACTCGGGAAACAACGGCAATAGGGTCCACGCCATCCAGGACGACTCGCCGCCGGTATCCCCGGCCCACCATCGCAAGCAGTCCACGACGGTTGCCAGCGGTCGAAGGTGTGTCTCGTGAGTACACATCACACCCAGCGCCGACAGCAACCGCGCGGCGTACTTCGTGGCGGATCGGGGAGTACCAGTGACGATGAATCGCATCCGTGGTCAGTCCGTTATGACGGTCGGCGGTGTCGCCTGCGGGTAGCGGGTTTCGATGATCGCAAGTGCGGTTATGTTGTTGGAATTGTTCCCGCCGGTGTCTGCCAGTTGGATACAGTCGTATCCACTGGAGAACTTGGCCGGGTCCCATTCGATCACTACCAACTGGTCCCGCTCGGTCGCGGTCGTGGTGTTGATGGAATAACTGGCCGCATCCGTCTGCTTGGTCAACGTGTCGCCGCTCAAATTGACGGTTTTATTGACCCAAATCGGGAACGTCGCGGTGACGGCCGTGGTTGTCGAGTTCGCCACGTCGGTAGACTCGACTAAGGACAACGTGCAGTCGGTGTCACTGTCGCCGATGTGGCTAACAATGAACCAGACCTTGAGCGCGTCCTTGCAGGAAATGGTGTCGTAGGTGACGGAATCGGCTGCCGCCGTCGCACCCACAACCACGATCTTGAAATTTTCAGGAAGGTTCATTGACCGTCCTCCTAACTACGGGTTTGCAGGGTGATGGTCGGGCCGACCGTGTTAGAACTGCCCTTGTAGGGCGTCAGACTCGACGCGAGCCAAGGTTGCGAATCGACCGCGAAAACAAATCTGAAGACCTGTTCGAGGTAATCGAATCGCAGGTGCATGGAAATTGCGGACTCGATGCCGCCTTTCGTGCCGGTGCATTGGTAGTCAAGGTTCGTCAGGATGATGTCGCCCTCGGTGCCGAGTGTCGCGCAATACTCGACGGGCTGCACGGGCAGGCCCATCAGCGTGCCGTAAGGAGAGCTGACGAGTTGGTTCTGCGGCAGGTAGACGGGGACGCCGCCGGTTCCGACCGCAACGTGCATCTGTAGCAGTTGCGGCAGGATGTCTTGGTTGATAAACCAACGGGCGCCGCGAATAGCGGACGGGATCAACCGGGCATACATCTTCATAATGTTTTCCGCCACGATCGTCGTAGCGGCTTGGCCCGTTTCTTTGCTCACCCTGACTCGCGGCTTGTTGACGGCACCGGCCAACAGCCCACGAGGTTGACCCGCACCCGTACCGTTGATGATCGTGTCCGAAACCATGAACGCGATTTCGTCGGCCGCTGCCCTGGAAAGGAACGTATTCAGCGCCGGGGCGTTGGCAAGTAATTTGTCGGTGACGTAGACCAACACGGCGAGCTGATGCGGCTCCAGTTTGATCTGCCGGAACGTCGGAGCGCTGGCTGTGAGTTGAGCGCCTTCCGCGATCCAGTATCCACGGACGCCGCCTTGCCGGCTGCCGGTCGCTCGGCTCGTTTCCGCGCTGGCGTTCAGTGTGAGCGAGTCGCCGACGACTGGATGTTGATCCGTGAGCGGCAACAGGTTGCTCTCGTTCTGTTGCATCCTGTCCCAGATGGCCGTCACGAATGCGGGTGGGACAAGAAAACCGCCGTCACTGCCGATCGTCTGGCCCATGCCGGTAATAGCCGCCAGCGGCGCAAGTCGCTCATCGCGTGCGGTTGCACCTGGCGTACTCGCGGCATGTACGGATAGCGCGAACGCGCCGAGGTCGTCGTAGCCGCGGTTCGGCTGCGTTTCGCTGGCGGGGCCGTGCCCGGTCAGTCCGCCGCTAATCTCGACGCCTTGATTCTCGCCGGCCGTGCGGATCACGCGGGCCGACTTCTCATCTTCGAGCGCTTGCCGCAAGTTTTGGATTCGCGGCTCCAGGGTGTCGATCTTGGCCGTGAGTGCCTCGACCGTACCTTGCGCCGTGGTCTGCTGCTGCTGTTCTTCCTCGGTCAAATCGCGGTTGTCGGCGGCTTCTGCAGCGGCCAAGATAGATTCGATTCGCTGCCGGGCTTCCGCTCGCTGCTCCCGCGCGGCTGCCAGGGCGTCGAGCATCCTCTTGAGTTCCGGGTTCATCGGGCGAGTCCTTATGTTCGGTTGCTCGCCGCCGGACCATCAAAAAAGCCACGGCGGCCGAAAATCTCCATTGGAAATTTCCAGACGCCGTGGCTGTTCTGGTTATCTCGGGGGTTGTTGCTTCGCCGGGTGCCGTGGCAATCCCGCTCAGCGCGTGATTTCAGATTAAGCGGTTTCGGGGGTGAGTGTCAAGACCAAGCATCCAGCCGAGCCGCAGCCGCTTCCGCCCGAGGCCGCTTGCCGATCCGGCCACGGGGATTGCTGGCTCGTGCGAGCAAGTCTCGCATTCCCTCGACGCGATCAATTAACCCCGCCGCCTTCGCAGCCGTATCCAGCACGGGCCGCCCTTGGCCGTAGGACTTCCGCACCGTATCCGGGCTAACCCCGCGGCCTTTGGCAACTGCCGCCACGAATCGGCCGTAAAGTTCGCTGGCTTCTGACTTTAGCCGAGCTATCACCGCATCGGTTGGCGTCTGCTGGAATTCCTCGACCTTGCCCTCGGGCTCGCCGACGATGATTTCCTCAACCCCCATTGCCTCCTCGGCCTTGCTTGTGTCGAGCCGGGCGAACAGCACGCCGATTGACCCGACCGAGCCGGACGGTGACACGACCGCCTCGCCCATCTGACTTAGCAGCCAGTAGCCAGCACTCATCGCAACGCTATTGGCGATACCGATTTGCGGCTTCTGGATCGTGCCGAGCAACTGCGTCAGCGGTTCGATGCCCCAGACCGAGCCGCCCGGGCTGTCAAAGTCATACACGATCCGGCTAACGTCCGGGTTGTTGTCGGCCTCCAATGCCATGTTGCCGATCTGCTCGTAGCTCGCCCCGCCGAACAGCATACCGAATAGACCGCCTATCGGCCGCTGGGTGAGCACCCCGCGCACGGGGATGACTGCCACACCGGCTCGGCCTTGAGCGTCCACACGGGCCGCTGAGACGGGTACAGACTGCAATTGGGCAGCATGAAGCCGGAACGTGCCGGGAGCGACCGCCCAGGGTTGGGACTCGATGAATGCCGCCACGGCGGCTAGGGTGTCGTATTGTTCGGGCATAGTATCGCCTCCAGTTCTGCCGCCAAGCGGCTCGGTTTGTCGGTTTTCCACTCGGCCAGTAGGTGCGGCACGTCCCGGCCGCTGAGTTCGTTCATGGCAGCCACGCACATCGCGTCACCGTCTACCTCACAGCCCGTCGCAGATTCCAGCGGGGCGAGTACCTTGCCGATGTAATCGCCGTGCCGGCCGTAGAATTCCGCAGCCCATTTGGTGAATTGCTGCGGGCTACCGTTCGCCTTCTCGGCCAACCGTTCCAACCCTCGGCACTCGGCAGCCACGATCCGCGCGGCTGCGTCGGCAATCAGCGGGCGTAGGTCCGGCCCGCGGGCTTCCTCGTCCTCATCATCATCTTCGTTTCCCGGCTCGGCTCGCTGGTTGAATTTCTGCGGAACATTTTTAGCCGGAATCGACTGGTTGGGCGGCGGCGGCAGTTCGGCAGCTTCGCCGCCCTTTGGTGCCAAATCTTCCAGTTCACGCACTTCGTCGATCGTCTTCCATGCCCGCCCGGCAAGAGCCAATCCGTGAGATTCGTAGCGTGCCTTGGTTTCCGCTCGCACGATCGCATCGCGGTTGAACTGTGAGAAATAACCCGGACCAATCCACGGTTGTATCGACTGCTCGAATTCAACGAGGATCGGGTTCAGATGGAACGCGAGCCACTCGCGGCCCTTTTGCTCCATGTTCGCTTTGCTGTCCGAATCCAAAAACACGAGATGCGGCGGCGTGCCCATGAACTGACAGAACTGGCGGCCCGTCCACTGCTGCGACTCTAGCCACTGGGCGTCTACCATCGACAAGCCGAGCGTGACTATCTTGGTTCCGTCGTCCAGCACGTTGAGGTTTCCGTCTTGCTGGATGCCTTTCCATCGCTCGGTGAACGCCTTATATTTCTCATCGTTCATCGGCTTGTCGCTCTCGATGTAGAATCGCGGCGCGCCGCCCTTGTCGAATGTTTTTTGTGCGTGGCTCTGCTGCGTGGCAACCAGCGTCGTCAGCGTCCGCGCGTAGGTGAACGGCGTAACACCAACCAACCCGTCGAACGATGGTCCCATGACGTGATACACCTGGTCCTGCGTCATGTCCCGCTTCGGTCCGTTCTCCTCGCGGTATTCGTATTGCTTGCGGCCGTTCTCCAGTTGCTTTACCGTCATTCGGTCCGGGTCGAGCGGTCGTAGTCGCGGCGTCGGCAATATCACGCTCGGCGGCTGCACCTCGGCGTAGAAATTGCCGCGAACGTCAACGTGCGTCATTGCCAAGGTTTTCAACTGCTTCGGCGTTTGCGATTCGTTCGGCTTCGTGTGCAGCGTCGGATACCACGGGTGCTCGGTTGCCTTCTTCTTCGCGGCGTCCGGCTGGTCGCGGTAGATGTGCCACGGCATCGCGCCGACCGTGTTGCTGCGAACCCGGATGCACGCAAAAACGGTGCTGATCGTCAACGCATCGTCGGCGGTTGTGCCGACCGGGTTGTACCAGAAGTTTGACAGCGGATCGCGGGTGCCGGATGTCTCGGCCCGCGGGCTGAACGCTCGGGAGATTAGTTCGGCTATCATCTGCGTATCCCTCCACGGGCAGCCAGCAGGACGCCCGTTACTATCGCACCAATCGGCACAACCAGACAGCCCAATCGCCAGTCAAGCCAGAAACCAACCGATAGCGCAACGGCTGCGGTTATGCCGGAATAGATCAGTGCGTTGGCGATGGGCATCATGCGGGCACGCTCCTCGGCCCCGCGCCGCGGTAGCTGTGCACCGCACCCGCAACAGCCCGCCCCGCCGCCATCACGGCCGCCACGATGCCATCGATCTTGTGTTTGCTTTTTTTCTTGTTCGGCTTGATGTTGCCCGCGGGGTCTTGATCCACGATGCAGTGGCTTATCATCCACTTGGCTACCGGGTTGTTCCCGTGCCGCAACTCGCAATCGGCAATCCGCCGCTCGAATTCCTTGCAGGGGGTGTTCATGCTGATATAGCCTTGCCGATGCTCGACGCAAGCGTGGCCGTCGTGTTGCTCCAGATCCTCCACCAGTTGCGTTGCGTTCCATGGGTCATAGGCGATTTCCTCGATGCGGTACTTGTCGCGCAACCCGCTGCCGTCAACCCGCGTGGCGTTGCCGTCTTCGTCGAAGGTTAGCCCGCTGATTAGCCCGCGGATGTTGCGATAATTGACTGACTTGCCAGGTGTTTGGATCATCCAGCTATCAGACACCCACGCCCGCAGCGGCACACCCCAGCGATCTTCTTTATCGCGGATGCCTTCCTTCGGCATCCAGAACCACCACGCCAGGTCGATCACACCTTCCTCGGCCCACCACGCCGCACATAGTGCGGTTACGTCCAATACCGCCGACAAGTCTAACCCGAGCCAAACGGACTCGCCCTCGTGGTTGCCAATCATGCCGCCGCACGCTGCCCAGCTATCGGGCGAAATCCAGGGGTCTTCAATGACGCTCACCCAGCGGTTGCAGATGTAGCGGGTAAACTCGCGAATCTTGCGAGGTGTCTTGCGGGCCTCGTCGCACTTGCTTTGCAGCTTGACGAGGTTGCCGAGTCCCTCGGCTATACTGGGGTTGGCTTGCTGCCAGCCATCGGGGTTGTCCCATTCGTGCTCGTCGCCGGCCTCGCGGATGCACGCAAAATGCGACTGAGAATAAAACGGGTCGTTCGGATCAAGCAACGCCTTGGCAAACTCGTATTCCTCAAATCCGATCGACTCGTCATCGTCCCCGGCCGTCGTAATCATCAGGAACAACGGCTCGGCCCGCACGATGTCACCGTACATTAGTTTCGTGAAAAACCGCCGATCCTTCCACTCGTGCAGCTCATCGCAGATCAGTAGCACCGGGTTCAACCCGTCGGCGGTGTCCGCGTCGCTGCTGATCGCCTCGAAGAATGACGCGCTACCGTGGTGTACGATACGCTTCTGCGAGTCCACCCGCTTCAAGATGGATCGCAAGTGCGGCGATTGCCGAACCATTTCGCTTGTCTTGCGATAGATCAACGTGGCTTGGTCGCGGTCCACTGCCGTGGCGTAGGCTTCGGCCTCGTGGATGCCCTGGGCAAGGATCATATACAGCGGCAACCCGGACAGCACAGTTGACTTACCAGACTTCTTCCCTGTCGTCACAAATGCTTTGTCGTAGCGCCGCCGGCCGTCCTTTTGCTTCCAGCCAAACACCGGCGCCAGCACATCACGATACCACCAGTCGAGTAAAACAAACGGCTGCACACCACCGCCGGGGGCCGGGATGCACAAGCAGTCGAGATAAAAACCGCGGACGTGTTCGGCCGCTGCGAAATCGGGATAGCACCCGTCGAGCATGGCGCGTTCGTCGTTGGGGTGCGTGATCGGCCACGGCCAACCCGCGTTGGCGGCGTCGAGTTTCAACTGTGCTAGGCTCTTGGTCATGGCGACAAGGTTCCACCGAAGTCGTAATAGACATCAGTCGTTGTCGTGGAAAGTGTGAACACATGGCCGCAACACAAACACGAATACCATTGCATCGTGTCATTGTTTGCCGACCACGGCCACACGTAACTACAGTTGCAGTTTGGGCAATACGTCATCCTACGATCCCGTATTTGGTAAGCGGGTTGTCGTCCGACTCGCCTACCACAAGGCTTGATCGGCTGCTCGGCGTCATGCCGAATTCACGAAGGAATGACATCACCTCAGCCTTGTAGCGGTGCACCTCGGTACTGAACGGGTTACGCCGCACCTCGATGAAGTCGCCGTCCTTGTCCCGCAGCCGCCGGACCATCGCCACTTGGTATTTCTCGACTTGGATCAGCGCCTCGCGGTAGCTGGCGTAGCTCTCGCAGTACAGCTCTAGGGCAACCGCGTCGGCTTCGGTCATCACCCGCAGCC